TGCGGTAACTTTATTATCAAGTGATCCTAGAGTGTTTGATGCTCTTTGGCATTCTGGCACATATGCACCAGTCAATATAAATGGTGAGTCAAAAATTGGTAACGATGCAAGAGACGTATGGTTAGACAATGTTCATTTAATGCCAGAGGGAAGTTTAGTTAAAGCAAGACTACAAGAAGAACAAGTACAACAAACAGTAACAATTAGAGATAACAATGATGATCTGGAGAAATTTTTATTTATGGCTATGGCTATGTATATCGGTCTCCCTATCTTATTCTAGTAACGCTGTTGACTGTTCTACCGATACAATCGGTTTATGTACGCCAACAATAGAAGAAATAATTGATGAAGTTATTACAGAAACTATTGAATATAAAAATGGTGGTATAAATACAACAACTGTAACGGAAACAACAACCACTACAACGACTGTAACGAACGAAAGTTCTGGTAACATTTTAAACAGCAACAATGGTTACGTCTCTCCTAGCAAAGATTCTAATATGAATTATGATTGGGGTGGGGAGGGATCTGCATCTATGCGATCTGGCTCTTATTGTAATAAATTAGGTACTGATACTTGTGCAGAAATAACAGATGCACGCAGTAGAGAGTCGGCAATGGGAGTTCCAAACATGGGAACAACCTTTATACAAACAGTCGATATTTCAGAGTTAAATATTAAATATGGTGGAGAAGCTAAATACTCTATTCATGTTGATAAACAAGATGCTCAAGACTCGGTGTATATGCATATTACAGGTCGTGATGGAAATACCGAAGTTTTTTCTGGCACAGATGTTTTAAGTGCAAGTGGCACAAGTAGTGGTTTTCAGATTTATGAAAACAGTTTTGATTTTGGTGGTAACTTAACAACAATAATTGTTGAAGTAGGCGGCAGAGATATTGGGGTATCAGTCGGAGTTTTATTTGACGATGTATCTATTGATGTATTGTATAATGTGATTAGCACAATAGTAACACAGTCAATCACCTCTGTTGAAATGTTTATTGCGTTAAATATTGATGCACCAGAAGATATTATTGATGTTGTTGAAGATGTTTTTGAGTCTAATGATGTTGTAGACACAAATGATGGTTTTGTTTTAGAGCCAATTGGAACAGAAGAGCCAACATATGAAACTGTAGAATTAGAAATAGAAGAAATAGAAATAGCAGAGATTGAGATTGCCGAATTAGAAATAGAAGCAGAGATTGAAACAGAAATAGAAATTAATGAGGTTGAAGAAACAGTTGATGAAATAGAAACTGTCGAAGAGCCTGTTGAAGAAATAGAAGAGGTAGTGGAAGCTCCTGTTGAGAAAACAACAGAGGATGTAGAAGAGGTTGCAGAGGTAAAGGAAGAGCAAAAAGAAGAGCCTAAACCAGAGCCAAAAGAAACCTCCAAAGAAAAAGCTGTCAAAAAAATTATGAAAAAAATTGATGACAAGCAACGCTACGACTCAACCAACCAATTAAAAACATTAATTGTTATGCAGGTTTTAGGTAACACGAAAAATTTCTTTGACGGACAAAAACAATTAAATGAACGACAGGGTTTTTTCTCCAACGCCACTTTGCCTAGCGGTGAATTGATGGAGAATAACATTGCAAGTTATTTTTTATTTGCAGGAAGCGAAGGATTGATGAACGACATGATAGATAGCCAATGGCAGATGGGTTTGGAGTAGCAATGGCAGAATTAGAATTTGCAGGTGCTAAATTTCGTGGCGGTAAAATTGTTGCAATCATAACTGCCTTAACAACTCTTGGCGGTGGTTTATGGGGTGGCTTTGAAGCAGTAAAAAAATTTCAAGATATGTCTGCTCAAATTGAGTCTTATGTTGCACCAGATCTTTCACAGTTTGATAAAACTATTGCTTTAAATAAAGAGCAAATGGAAAGCAAAACAGATCTTATACAAACAGAAGTAGAAATGATCTTGCAAGAAATGGAAATGATGATGTCAGAAATCAAACTTGTTTCCGATGTAGCTAACGAATTAAAAAATGATCTTAGACAAGATGTAAGACGCATTGAAAAAATTGTTAATGATGTAGAGCAACAAGTCAAAGAAGATAGCAGAGATAATGCTAAAGATTTGAAAGAAGCAATTGATGAAATTAAAGACGATATGCAATCGTTAGAAGAGAAAACAGATAAGAATATTAAAAGAGCATTAGATAATCCTTTATCTAAAATGAAATGAGGTAGAAATGGCTAAGATTAACCCAAGTACAAATAAAGATATGATTAATAAATTAGATAAAGAGATCGCATTAATAAAAAAAGATATATCGGTCATTAAAGAAAATCATCTTTATCACATAGAAAAATCTATGAAAAATATTCAAATGATTGTTTGGAGTGTTGGTTTTGCTGTATTTACTAACTTAATTTTATTAATAAGAAATTTATTGATTTGAATAAAAAGCACCAGAAGGGATCTGCTTCTGAATTTGGTGCAATGCAATACTTAACCGAAAAAGGTTATTATATATTTATGCGAGGTAGTGTTACCTCACCCATAGATATTATTGCCATTGATCCTCTCACAGCAGAAATTATTTTAATAGATGTTAAGACTGTTTCCTTGCGATTAACAGGGAGACAAAAAGGTCAACGCATTAATAGAAAGCTTAATGCAGAACAAAAAAAACTAGGCGTAAAAATATTATATCATTATGGCAATAACAAATTTAAATTTCATCGATAATCTAAAAAAAAGAATAATGAATCACGAAGGGTTTCGACTTAAACCTTATCATTTAAGTTATGGTAATGTGACAGAGTCTTTTGCTACAGGTGGCTATGGACATCGCATTTTACCAGATGAAGAAATTCCAACAACAGAGGAAGGTTGGAGAAAAGTATTTGATGCAGACTTTAATATTGCATTCGAGGGTGCAACTCGAATATGCCAAGATATGAATTTGCCAGATGAAAAGTTTGGTATATTTGTTGAACTAGCATATCAAATTGGAGTCAATGGACTATCGAAGTTCCGTAAGACATTGCAACACGCAAAGGATCAAAATTGGGATCTATGTGCAAACGAGCTTTTAGACTCTAAGCTTCATAAACAAACTCCGCATCGATTAGAATATCTAGCGGATGTTATGAGAGGAAAAAACAATGAGTAAAATAATAGAATTTTGGAATGGCTTAAAAAGAACAGTTAAAATATTTTTATCTGGTGTAGCCATTATTTTAGTTTTTGTATTAGTTAATAATTTAATTAGCTAAGATAATCGCTTTTTCTACAAGGGATTGATTTAATTGAAATTAACCCTTATTAGTTAATAGTTCTTTTATAAGAATAGCAGGGGGATACTCCCCCCTGTTTTATTTATTGCAATACAACTTAGCACCTATTTTACAAAGTCCGTCATAATACTTTTGGCTTAAATGATCGCCAGAGTAATAATGACCAAATTCGTGAATAAGTAATTCTATAATTGCTAATTTATTTGTTTTTATATCAAACCATTTTTTACCTAATGTTTTGTAATAAAAATCTAAATCTGCACCAGAATTACCTGCGGTATAAGTTGCTAAGAAAGAAGTACCACCTAAACCTTTACAGTCAAAGATCTGAACATTTAGATTTTGATTGAAAAGTTTTATGTGCAATCTTTTTGCTAAAGAAATAACTTCTTTCATTTCTTTCGTGATTTTAGATTTATCTAAAATTGGAGCAGGAATATCACCTTCCATATTTGGAGATGCATATTTGCCTATAGATCCAGATGGTCTAGCAAAATCTTCAAATTCATCACGAGTTTTTTTAATGTTGTTCCAAGTAGCACTATTAAAAGATCCGCCTGTGATAACATTTATATCATCTGCGAATGCTTTTTTATTAGCTTCTAAATCATTAACATCAAAAACAACTGCATCATCACCATATCGATTGTCGATTACAACCTTTACTGCTTCTGGTTTCGCTTCTTCCAAAGCTTCTGAAACCCAAGATGCCTTTGACTCTTCTTCATCCAGTTCACTTGCTGTATGATTAAGAACATATGTTTTTAGTTTTTTGAGATAGCTTGGACTAACATTATCTCTATCTTTATTTAATGGTATCTTTTGATTAACATTAATTGAAAAACCTATATCTGTTTCAACAACAGGTATTCCAAGTTCATAGATGTAATTAGTATCTAATGAAAACAATTCGATTTTAGTTTTTCTTTTTGTTCGCACTAGATTTCCATTTTTATCAACAGTAATACTTGGTAGTTCTTCGATAAAAGATTTTAGAGCTGTTGGTCTATTAATATCTTGATGAGACATAATAAACTTAACACCTTTTGGTGGAATAATATTTTTACCTTGATGAACTAACTCTAACATTTCTGTTTGAGTCATTTTTATCGTACCAGAAAACATCGTACCAACAGGAATTTTTGTTCCTGTCTTAGTTCGAGTTCCGTCTGGTTTAAATATTACCCTACCTTTAGTTGAGGTGATAGAAGCAGACTTAAACATAGAGAGAGCAAATTTTTCTCCTATGTTAAATCTTCCTCTTTGTTCAAAGTTACCTTTTTTATAACTGCTAGCAAATAAAGTATAAGAGTCATTAAGATCCTTAAAACCTTCTTTGCTATCATCATAAACATCTATCTCAATATAGTTAGGTTGCTTTGGACTTTTTCTTACAGTCACCTCGCACTTTGTAATCTGTTCATCGAATGAATTAGATACAAGTTCTTTAATGATAAAGAATTTATTTTTTTCGTTTTGAATTTTTTGTAATCCTGCCTTATCGACAGCAAACCAATTATTCATAAGTTTCTCCTTCCGAGAATAATCCCTTGTAGAGAAAACGATTATCATATTCACTTTTTAAAGAGCAGTATCTACTTATGACTTATGAAGTCATTTTTAATACAAAACCATTTTAACATTTTTTGAAAAAAATTTCTTACGACCACAAATTTTTAGAATCA